TTGAGTTACCTGATCGACACCAATGTCCTGTCCGAATTGCGCCGCAAAGCGCCCGATGCGCGCGTGGTGGCCTGGATGCAGGACCGCCCGCGCCAGTCGCTCTACCTGAGCGTGCTGACCCTGGGCGAGATTCGCAAAGGTATCGAGCGGCTGGACGACGCGGCGCGCCGCCAGCACCTGATTGACTGGCTCGAAGTGGAACTGCCGAACTACTTTCTCGGCCGATTGCTCGACATCGATGCGCATACCGCCGACCGCTGGGGCCGGCTGATGTCCTCGGCCGGCCGCCCCCTGCCCGCCATCGACGGCCTGCTGGCCGCGACCGCCCTGCAACACGACCTCACGCTGGTCACGCGCAACACCAAGGATTTCGCGGGGCTCGACGTCCAGCTCATCAACCCATGGGAAGCCTGAGCGTTCAACGCTTGCATCGGATTCGGAAGCCACGACGCGATCCAGTCCGTCTTTCTACGAAGTCGTTGTGGTTACAACCACTCCATTACTGATTCGATGAATGCTTGCGCCGCCGAAGCGCAGATGGCGTTGCCATAGGCGCGCAGGCGTCCCACTCGGGCGGAAGCGCCATGAGCCAGCGGGAATGCGCCGGGTTCAACTGGCCGCCAGCGTCCATCGCGGCACAGGAGCCAGTCAGCATCTCGCCAAGGGCCGTTCGTCGGGCCGGGCCCGGAAGCAACGTGAATGCCTGCTCGCTCAACGGCTTGCCGCGGGTCTGTTCCGCCCGCTGTGCAAGGAACTCCGGCGAGCCGCTGGCCGAGTGCCAGTCCCTCGCGTTCGGCGTAGCCCAGCCCGAAACCAATGCCACCGTCTTCCGGCTGCTGTCGTTGTTGCTCGCAGCGTTGTTGCCGTTCCGCGCCGGTGTACCCGCCATTGGTGTCGGCCATCCCGTCAAGCACACGGCCGCCGCGAGATCGGGCCCATGATTGCGCATCGCCTCTGCCAAGCCGCCCGCGAACGATCTCACGCCCTTTGCGGCCAGCGCCGCCGTCGGCGTGGGCCACCCAGTAGAGCCGGTCGCGGATGTGCGGAGCACCGACGCCCGCAGCCGGAAACGGTATCGCCCCGACGGCGTAGTCCACGGCTTCCATGTCATCTTGTACAAGGTCGACCCAAGCATCCGCGTTGTTGCTCGCAACCTGCTCTCCAAAAACAACCGCAGGTCGGCACTCGCTGATGAGGTGGTACCAGGCTGGCCACAGGTGCCGCTCGTCAGCAAACGCAAGTCCTTTGCCTGCCTGGGAGAAAGGCTGACACGGACAGGATCCTGTCCACACGGGGCGGTCATCGGCCCAGCCTGCGCGGCGCAGTGCCAGCGACCAGACGCCGATTCCGGCGAAGAAGTGGTGCTGGCGATATCCCCGGAGGTCGTCCGGTTGCACATCTTGAATGTCTCGCTCATCTACATCGCCCGGCGCAATGTGGCCGGCGGCGATCAGGTTGCGCAGCCACGCAGCTGCATACGGATCAATCTCGTTGTAGTAGGCGCCCATACCTCTGCTACTCACAAAGGCCATAGGCGTCGGTGTCGAGGGTGATCGTTGTTTTCACGTTCTTGGCTTTGAGAAAGCCGGTCGGCCCGGCCGGTGCCAAGCCATCGGATCGAGGCAGCGTTGAGCGCCGAGGCCCGACGGACGTCAGGGGCATGCAGCGGCGGAGCCGCCGAGCGAAGGAGCGGCGAGCGCGACGGCTTTTCAGCGAAGGGGTGTTGCAGGGATGTGCCGCAGGGCGGCGGCAGGAATCAGGTGCGAGGAATTGGGGTTCCTCTGGCTGCCCGGACGAATAGGCGCGAAAGGCAGTCGAACCTGGGATGTCGCGGAACGACACAGAACCACGCTCCGCTGACGACGCACCCAATTCAAAGCGAATGGGGTGCTCCTTTAAAGCTTCGGGCGACAGCGCCGCGTCATGGGAGCCCGATCCAGGCGCCGTTGGGTTCGGCGGGAATGCTCAATACTTTCTCATTTATTGAAATTCTTGCTGCACCGCACACGCAGCGCGTTTAAGTTGCAGCTAAAATTTCGCTATCCGATGGCATGTACGTCTTTGCGATTTAGCATTGCTGATCATCGCCTCGGTTATTTCAACTACAACGATCTTTCGGGAAGAAACCACATGGCAACCTACAAAGACCTGCTTGCTCAAAAGAACAAGCTCGAAGAACAACTCGAAGCCGCCCGCCAGAAGGAACTGGCCGAGATCACCGCGCAGGTCCGACAAGTCGTGCAGGAATACGGCCTGACCGCCGCAGACATCGGGCTGGCACCGAAGCGCGGCAAGCGCGGCCCGAAGTCCGCCGTAGCCCCCAAGTACCAGGACCCGAAAACCGGTGCCACCTGGTCCGGCCGCGGCCGCGCACCCGCCTGGATCGGCAAGAACCGCGACAAATACCTGATCGCCTGATTCACCGGCAGGCACCGCCTGCCGCCACGAGGCGCGCACCGCTCAGCCCAGCTGCCGGATGCGCGCCTCGATAGCAGCGGCCAAGCGCGGAATGCGCCGCGCCACCACTTGCTCGATGTCGAGCCGCTTCCTGAGCACGACACGCGGCACCAGTACCGCAATCGGAACGTCCGCGCCGCGCTGGATGCGTTTGACGCCCTCGGCCTTGCGGTAGCGGCGCTTGAAACCCGCGAGCGGCCGGTCGTGCTCCCCGATGTTCTCGGCCATCAGCACCACATTTCCCCGGTCGTTCTTCACGAAGTAGGCGTTGCCACCGCGCATCAGCTCGGCGATCTGTGCCTTGAAGCGCTTCCGGCCAACGCGTCCGTACAGCGGAATCAGCAGCCGGCCGGCGACCACACCACCCCGCTCGTGGATGGCAGACCACGGCACCCGCGAGCCCACATAGAGCGCCGGCAGGCGCTTCGGATCCTTGTCCAGCACCTTGGCCGTGAAGCCCTTGAGGAAGGACTTCTTGACCACCCGCATCTGCCCGGCGACGTGATCGCGCATGTCCTGCTTGAGCTCGGCCGCCTCGCTGGCCATGGCTTGCGCGACCGCCTTCTTCACCTTCGGTCGGAAGTCCCCCGCCCAGCGGCGCAGCTGGGCCTGCGCCGCAGCGCTATCGATTCGAACGGAAATCCGCATGGCTGTTCGCCTTGTCGTTGAGCTGGTCGAGCGTGCGCTCAAGGTTGTGCGCGTCACCCCGCGTGCCGATGGCGATCATCGACAGCAACCGAGCGTCGCGCGCTGCCTCCGCACGCACGACGGCATCCAAGAAGCCGCGCACCTGGGCCAGGGTGTAGCCGAGGACGTCGGGCAGCCGGTGGCCGTGGTCGATCAGCCGTTGGATGGCGTCGAACCAGACGCGGCAGACTGCGTCACCTGTGCGAACAGGCCGTCGAGCCTCGGCAGCACCGTCCGGGTAAAAAAATCCGCGTTCACCTCGACCACCTTGGCCGCCAGCAGGATCGCCTCGTCAGCTGCCAGCGCATCGACCCACGCGCGTGGCTTGTCCGCCGCGATGGCGACGGCCTGCAGCAGATCGTCGCCGTGCTCGATGAAGAGCCCGAGCCAGTCGATCTGCGGCGCCTTGAGCTGCTGCAGCGTCGGCGAGATCGCGCGCAGGAAGGCCGGCAGCCGGCCAACCTTGAGCGGCTGGATGGCGAGCGTCTCGCCGCCCACGGCAAGTTCGGCCGGCTGCGGGATCAGCTTGTCCAGATCGTCCATGGCCGCCCTCACAATTGCACGATTATGTGGAGTGGACGGTTATGCATAGTTGGGTTCCTTTCACGTTGAGATTGCAGGGGTGACAGCGTTGGGGTGCTGCGCATAAATCTGGGTGGCCGCTTGGGTCCGTCGATCCAAGGGCTTCTCAAGGAGAGCAGTCATGCTGGATCACTTCTTTCGTTCCCAACACCTGATTGCACGTTTACGTGGCAACCCTGGTGTCGAGTCACTGGATGCCTTTGCAAAGCATCTGATTGACGGCGGTTATTCCCGCAGCCAAGGCGCCCGGCATTTGCGTGCCGCAGCGCATCTATTGCACTGGTTGGATGGGAGGCATCTTTCTCTTACCAAGATCGATGCCGCCGCCGTGAATCGATTCGAGCGGCATCTCGGGCAATGCAAATGCGTCGGCTTTACCGGTATGCACAGTGACAAGCTCTTGCGCGGCATCCGCGCATTCGTTGCCGTCCAACAAGGACGGCCTCTGTGCACCGCCGGTGGCCATCAAGTCGAGGAGGCGCCCGCTGAACTGTGGGATTCCTTCTGCCGCTGGATGCGCGAGCAACGTGGAATTTCCGAGCGCACCTTGCGTGACTACCGTCAGTATCTGCATCCCCTGCTCGCAGAAGTCGGGGTAGAGCCGGGCAAGCTCAATTCCACCCGGCTGCAGCGTTTCGTTCTGGAACTTGGCCGCAACTGCGGCAACGCTAGAGTGAAGGCAACAGCCTCGGCATTACGCACGTTCATCCGCTTCCTGGTCGCAGACGGGCAATGTCCAGCCAATCTGGTGAATGCCATACCGAGCGTGGCGTACTGGCGCCTATCGTCGCTACCCCAGTATCTGCAACCAGAGGAGGTCGAGCGGGTACTCGTCAGCGTTGATACACAAACACCCGTCGGCAAACGGGATCGGGCCATCTTGCTGCTCTTGGCCAGGCTGGGCCTGCGCGCAGGCGATGTAGTGCAGTTGCGTCTGGCGGACATCGACTGGCGGTCAGCCGCGATTCGTGTGTGTGGCAAGAATCGGCAACAAACGCATCTACCGCTGACGCAGGAGGTGGGTGATGCCATCGTGAGCTACTTGCAGCACGGGCGTGAACCGACCAACTCAGACCGGTTATTTGTGCGGGCCATCGCCCCGTTTCGTCCGTTTCGCGACGCACGTGGCATCTCTGACATTGCCAAGCTGGCGTTACGCCGCGCGGGGGTGAATGCGCCACAACGAGGTGCCGCACACGTACTGCGACATTCGGCAGCCACGGCCATGCTGCGGCAAGGTGCAAGCCTGCAAGACATTGCCATCGTGCTGCGACACCAATCGGTCGCCAGCACCCAGATCTACGCCAAGGTCGATGTCGTCGCCTTGCACGAACTCGCCCAGCCGTGGCCACAGGTGCTGCCATGCTGAGTCAGACCGTACAGAATTACATCGACATGCGCCGCTCGAGCGGCTTCCAGTTTGTGTGCCAGGCCGTGTTTCTACACAGCTTTGCATCCTTTGCCGCAGCCAAAAAGGAACACCATGTACGCGCCAACACAGCCATCGAATGGGCAGGCAGGGCAGCCAAGGTGCCGCAGCGTGCCCACCGCCTATGGGTTGTCATCCGGTTCGCACGCTATGCACAGACTGACGATTCCAGACACGAGATCCCGTCGCCGGTGTTCGGTAGCGAGACCTGGCCACGGCGAACACCGTACATCCTGAGCCAGGATGAGATCGCACGATTGATGCAGGCAGCATCGTGCTTTGGTACCCATCCGAGGCAGGGCGCAACCTACAGCACCCTGTTTGGCCTGCTTGCATGCACGGGCCTGCGGATTTCGGAAGCGCTGAGGCTGCGCCATCAGGACATCACGCCCGATGGCCTGCTTATTCGCAACACCAAGTTTCGCAAGAGCCGATTGGTGGCCTTGCACGACAGTGCTCGCGCTGCCCTGAAGCGCTACCTGTTGCAATGGCGGTCGATCACGCTACCGGACGATCGTGTGTTCGTGTCCTTGCGGGGCACACCCCTGATCAGGGAGTGCGTGGACGGTGTGTTTCGTGAACTGGTCAGGCGAGCCGGTCTGCCATGCACGCCTGATGGCCCCCGGATCACACCGCATTCATTGCGGCACACCTTCGCAGTCAGGGCATTGCAAACCTGTCCGGACGGTCGTGACCGCATCGCCCGGCACATGGTGGCGTTGTCCACCTACCTTGGCCACGTCGATGCGGCGGCAACCTACTGGTATTTGCAGGCGACCCCCGATCTGATGCGGGACATCTCCTCGTGCTGCGAGCAGTTTGTGGAGGTGGCGTCATGACCCCGATCGCTCCCCACATCACCGCGTTCTTGCGCCAACGCCTGGTCGATGAACGCAATGCCAGTCGCAACACCTGTGAGTCCTATGCCTACGCCTTCAAGTTGTTGTTCGAGTTTGCTGCAAATAGGCTCAAGTCGCCTCCAGCCAAGTTGTGTTTTGAGCAGATCGATGCGCCGCTGGTGGTCGCGTTTCTGAGCCACCTTGAGACCAGTCGGAACAACGGTGCGAACTCCAGGAACATCCGGCTGGCAGCGGTCAAGTCGTTCATGCACTTCATGCAGTTCCGGCTGCCCTCGGCACTCGAACAGATTCAGCGTGTGCTGGCGATTCCCACCAAGAAGGTGGAAACGAAGCTGGTCAAGCACCTGACCGTGCCGGAGATGCAAACTATTTTGGATGCGCCGGTTCTCGTCAGCCGTGAGGGCATTCGCGACCGTGCCATGTTGCACTTGTGCTTCGCAGCGGGCCTGCGGGTGTCCGAGCTGATCGGCCTGCAACTGAACGATTTGAAGCTGCAGCCGGATGCCAGCATTCGCGTCCTGGGCAAAGGGCGCAAGGAGCGTTGTCTGCCGCTGTGGAGACAGACTGCTGCCGCGCTGCGGGCTTGGCTTGCGGTGCGCGGAACGATGCCTTGTACCCACTTGTTCGTCAACGCAAGGGGTCAAGCGATGACGCGATCCGGCTTCGAATATATCCTGAGCAAGCATGCCAAGCTTGCTGCCAAGGTATGTCCGTCGCTTTCGCAAAAACGCATCTCCCCGCACGTCCTGCGCCATACCTGTGCATTGACAGTTTTGCAGGCGACCAACGACCTGCGCAAGGTTTCGCTGTGGCTGGGTCACGCGAGCATCCAGACCACGGAAATCTACACGCGGGCTGATCCGAGCGTGAAGCTGGAGGCGCTGCAGGCCATGGTAGCACCTGAGCTGCGCACGGGCCGGTTCAAGGCTACCGATGCCCTAATCGCCTCACTCAATCCGCGTTCGCTCTCGCAAGGGGACGACGCTTCTGTTTAAAGAACCTTGGCCGGTGCTGTCAGGCATACGCCCGGCGGCACCGTTCTTTTATGCGCAGCACCCCAACGCTGTCACCCCTGCAATCTCAACGTGAAAGGAACCCAACTATGCATAACCGTCCACTCCACATAATCGTGCTTATGCCGTCAACGGCATAAGCACGATGCGGCCGAACTGGCCGAGCACCGCGTCGAACGGCTTGGTCGGATCCGCCAGCAGTGAGCCCTCCATCTCGAACTTGTTGTACTCGTCCGAGATGAGAGACAGCTCCTTGAGCGGATCGAATGCCACCCGGTACAGCTCCACCAGCACCTTGGCGTTGCCCTGGGCGGTGTTCAGGCCCTCCAGGCGTAGATACCGTTCGGGCAGCGGCTGGGTAAAGATGCCGATCTCGGTGGCGACGCCATAGGCGTAGCTCGCCTTGAACGGCTTCACGTAGGGCGCCGGCGGCGTGCCGCCATCGTCCAGGCGCAGGAACTGGATCGACCCGAAGTCCAGGTCGCCGGTGTAGTCAACACCGGCGGCCAGCGTCGCGGGCTTGGCGCCGCTGTCCTTGATCACCAGCTTCGACACCTTCGGGTGGGCCAGGAAGTAGCGGTCGCCCACCAGCGGCTCCGGGCCGCCGACCGGCTCGTCGTTGACCGCGCCAGCGTCACCGGTGACGTGGTTGCCGTACAGGGCCAGGGCAAGGTTGTCGCGGGTGAACTCCTCGATGGTCAGGTTCAGGGTGGCCGACTTCTGCTTGACCATTCGGTGGTCCAGCGTGCGCTGGCCGGACTGGCTCTCGTAGTGCTCCAGCACGTCGGTCTTGAGGGACAGCTTCAGCTCGGCCACGTTGCCGGGCGAGCGCACCTCGAAGGGCACGCCCGCGGCATCGCGCTTGCCGAGGTAGACGCGCCCCTGGAAGGAGGCGTAGGTACTCATGGTTGGGGGAATTTCCTTGCGTTACGCAGAAATGGGTACGGGGGTGAGAGCGGCCCGAACGGGGCTCTCGACGAGCAGCAGTCCCGCCTCAGTTGGCGGGCGAATCAGCAGTCAGATGGGCTTCAGGCAGGCGTCGCCAGATCGGCGGCCAGGGTCCGGTAGGTAATGCGGTAGCGCGCCGGAATCGCGGCAGCCACGGCGTCGGCGTCCTCGACGTCCCACTCGCAGTCCAGCTCGTGGATGCCGAGCGCCAGGCCATTGCAATTCACATCAGCCATCAGCGCAGCGTGGGCGGCAGTCAGCAACGCATCGGCTGCCGTCTCTGGCGCGGCGGGCGGCACGGCACGGGCCAGCGCCGTCACCCGCACGGTCAGTTCGCGCGTGACCCGGTCGTTGGCCCGGCTGGCGATGGCATCGCTCTCCGGAGACACCACCAGCGCCGGACACTGCTCCCGCGCGATGGCGACGACGGGCGACCGGTGCAGCGTGGCGCCCGCCGCCTGGACCGGCGCACGCACGGCCGCCATCACCGCGAGCAGGATCCGCTCACGGACGGAGTTGACTGCCATGGGGGTTACAGCCGCGTGAGCTTGGCGCGGATCTCGGAGCCATCGCCGACCGCGCGCAGCTCCCGCACGTGGAAGACCCCACCAGCGATCTCGACCGTCTCGCGGGGACCCAGCCCCGCAAAGATCGTGGCGGGATAGGACATCACGTACTCGGTGCTGACCGTCAGGCCATCGAGCAGCGTCTCGTCGGGGGCCGCGAAGCCGACCATGTTGGTGCGCGGCGGGCTGCCGTCGGACGGCCGCCAGACGCACGCCTTCAGGAGCCCCGCATTGGCGGCGGCTTCGTAGAGGGTTGCCACGATCTCCATGGTCACCCCATCGTCAGCTTGACCAGCACGCCCGGACGCAGACACATCGGCAGCGGGTTGGACTGGGTGTGCACATCGGTGCCCCGGCCGAACTGGCGCGGCTCCTGCTTGGCGTACAGCGGCTGGCCCAGCGTGTTGACCGTCTCGTTGAAGTCGGCCGGCGCGAAGTACGTGCTGAAGGTGTCGATGGTGCCCACCGGGAAGACGTGGGCCTCGCCAGGTTCAATGAAGCTGCGCACCTTGCCCGACGCATCGGACGCCTTGCCCCGGTACTCCTCGAAGGTGATGCCGCCGAACTCGAAACCACTTCGCATGTCGTTGATCAGCACCACGCCTTCACGCCAGCGCGAATAGGCCTCCTTGACGCTCTTGTGGCTGACCAGCGCCTTGAAGAAATCGGTCGAGCACAGGCAGTGCGCGCCGGTCATGACTTCGCCGAGCAGGGAATCCTCGATCATGCCGAGCACATCCGTGCATTTGTTCCGGACCTCGGTCTTGTCGACGCCCAACTCGAAGTTCAGCACCTTCTGCTGGATGCGGAACTCCTCGAACAGGTTGTAGAGGGTCGAGCCATCGGCGTCGAGGATCTCGCCCTTGAGCGCGCCCATCCTCAAGTGTTCCAGCGTGATGGCGTGCTTGTTGCGCATCGTCTCCAGACGCTCGGCCATCACGTTCGACACCGATTCCAGTTCGGTCTCCGAGCCGAAGCCGCGCAGGCCCTGGACCGCTTCGGGCAGCACCACGTCGTCGTGCGGGATGTGGGGGATGACGAACGAGCGCACGTTGCGCCGGCCTCGCGTGCCGACCGTGCCGGGCGAACCTGGCGGCAGCGTCGGCAGCAGCGTCAGCACGCCTTCGCGCTGCTCCACGATGATCTGCCGCGTGCGCACCGGCTTGGGCGCAAAGAGGTTCATTTGCTCCAGCTTGCCGTACCGGTTCGGGATCAGGTTGATGGCCGCCGTCATCGACGCCATCTCAAATGCGGCATTGGCGAATGGATTCTGCATGGTCGATCAGGCCCCGATGCGCACCAGGACGCCCAGTGCCTTGAGTTGAGAGATCGCGGCGTGCTGCTCGACGGCGGCGATGCCGGCGGGCCACTGCAGCGCGTGGGAGGCGACGATGGCGTGGCGTGCGACCATCAGGCCGTCGTCGCGGTCGGCCAGGTGGGCGTCGCACGGCTGCATCAGCACACCGGCGGCGTACTGGCTGCCATCGGTGGCGGAGGGGTCGAGCTGCTTGACCTTGCCCGTGGCGGTCACCATGCCGAGCACGGTGCCGAGCGCCAGGCTCTGGCCGGCGGCCACGGTGACGCGCTCGCGCGAATACAAGTTAGCGGCCTCGTACTTGAGGAGGTCGCCCAGGTTCAGTGGTTCTTGAAGAACAGCCATGTGGTTCGGTTACTGGATGCCCAGGCGCTTCTTGACGGCCTGGAGCAACGGGTTGCGGGGAGAGGCGGGATGACCGGCATCGGCAGAGACCGCCTGCGCGTGCGGATCGATACGGCTGGCGATCTCGGGCGATGCTTCGGCGCGCGCGGCCAGCAGGTGGCTGCGCACGCGCTCAGGCGTGGCGCGTGCCTCAAGGAAGCCCGCGATCAGATCGGTGCGCCCGGCCAGCGCGCACAACTGGGCGATCTCCACGGCGTCGGTGTGGCTGGCGACGGGGGCTGCCTGCGCTGCGGGTGGCGATGCAACCACCGCGGGTTGGGCAGTGGCACCGATAGCGTCCGCAGCCGGCACGCTGACAGCAGCGGGATCAGGTTGAGTGATCATGGAGCAATCCATTTGGGGGTTGAGAGAGGGAGTGCGCGCGGATGCGACCGGCGCAGGAACAGAAAGCGATGCAGTGAGCTGGGCGAGCGCGTCCTCGAACGTGCCGACGGCATCCGCCAGACCGGCGGCGACAGCGTCCTGCCCGAAGTACAGCCCCGCTTCGGTGGCGCTCACCGTGTCGGCCGTGATGCCGCGATACCGGGCCACGGTCGCGACAAACAGGCCGTAGATGCGGCTCACCTCGGCTTGCAGCTGCGCTTGTGCTTCGTCGGTAATCGGCTCGTGTGGGTTGAGGTCGTTCTTGCGGGCGCCGGCAAACACCGCCGTGTAGCAAACGCCGTCGCGAGCGTCCTTGACCGACTGGTCGACGTGCATGGCGATGACACCAATCGAGCCGACCCCGCCGGTGCGGGACACAAAGACCCGCGATGCGGCGCAGGCGAGCGCATAGGCGGCCGAGAACGCCATGTCGTTGGCCGCCGCCCAGACGGGCTTCACAGCAGCGGCGGCACGAATGCGATCAGCGAGATCGAAGACGCCGCCCGACTCGCCGCCGGGGCTGTCGACATCGAGCAGGATGGCGGTGATGCTGGGGTCGGCCAGGGCCGCGTCCAGCTGTTCACCGATCGCGGTGTAGCTGGCCAGCCCCGACTCGGCCTCCAGGCCCACGATGCGCCGCACCAGCGTGCCGTGGATCGGGATCACCGCGATCTGGGCGTTGCCACGGACCGGATTCCGTTCGGGCAACGTGTAGTCGCCCGGCGGCGCCAGGCCGGCCAGGCCCACGCGTGGGCCGAGCACCGACAGGATCACGTCGAGTTTCGGGCGATCAATCGCCAGCGGCACACCAAAGAGGCGTGTCGCCAGATGAGGCAACAGGGTCATGGAAATCCTTCAGGCGGCGACGGGCTCGCCTGCGTTGGCATCCGCGCGGGACGCGGCAGGAGCGCCATCCTTGGCGGTGTGGCGCGGGTCGGAATCGAAGACGAGGCCGAGTTCGTCGGCACGGGCGTTGTCGGCGGCGATCTCGCGGTCGATGTCCTCGGCGTCGTAGCCAAAGCTCGAGATGGCCTCCGAACGGCTCATCAGACCAGCACGGATGGCCAGCAGCATCGCCTTGAACTCTTTCTCGGGATCGACCCACTGCCAGCCCTGCGGAATCCACTTCACCTGCAGGTACTGACGGCGGCGAGCCGCCCCGCCACGCGCGAAGCCGGGGGCGACCAAAGCGCCGGAGAGCACCGCCTGCTTCATCCAGGCAGCCCACACCGGGCGGCACATCTGGTGCACCAGCACGCTGTGCTGCACCATCTCGCAGCGGCGGCGGAACTCCAGCAGCCCCGCGCGGATGGACGAGTAGTTCACGCCGGTCAGGTCCCCGGTCAGCTGCTCGTAGGTGATGCCAAGTGCCGCGGCTACCGCGCGGAACTGCGTGCGCAGGAACTCGCCATAGGAGCCGCCGACATCGGCCGGATCGGAGAACTTGATGTCTTCGCCCGGCTCCAGAATCTGCAGCGTCCCCGGTTCCAGCCCCACCAGCGAGATCCCGGCCTCGTCCGGCAAACCCTCGCCCATCAGGTTGTCCTCGGGGCTCTGCCGCGTGACGAAGCCCGCGAACATGGCGGCGGTCTTCTTGCGCACCAGCTCCGCGTCGTCGTACTGGTCGAGCTCGTGGAGCTTGACCAGCGCACGCGACAGCCACGGCTCACCCCGGATCTGGCCCGGACGCAGCACGCGGTACAGGTGGATGATCTCGCTCGCGTCGACCCGCACGGTATCGAGCCCGCCCTGCCCCGACATCGGCGACAGCCGACCATCGTCCGGATGCGAGCGGTACAGGTGGTAAGCGACGCGCCGACCCAGCCCGTCGAACTCGATGCCCGAGCGCACCACGTTGCCGGACGGCAGGTCGACGTTCAGGGTCATCGGCAGATGCTCGGCCTCCAGCAATTGAAGCTGCAGCGGCACGGCCAGGCCATCCTCGGGACGGCGCGGGCGCAGGCGGATCAGGCATTCGCCACCTTCAAGCATGGCGCGACAGGCCAGCGCCTGCAGGCCGTAGAAGTCGGTCTGACCGGCGGCGTCGGCTTCTGCCGTCCAGTCCCGCCACAGCGCCTGCACGTCGGCCTTGAAGGCATCGTCGGTGGAGAGGCTCTGTGGCTTGATGCCAGTGCCGACCGCGTTGGCGACAAACGCCTCGATGCCAGCCTGCGCCCAGGCGTTGCGCCGGACCAGATCCCGGCTCTTGATGCGCAGGTCCTCGCCACTGGCGAGCAGCGCCGCCACGGCGCCCGGATTGCCGGGCCTCCAGGCGAGCGACCGCCTACCCCGGCCGGCGGCCTCGTGGACCGGCGCCTGGCCGAACAGGCTGCGGATCCGGCCGAACCAGCCGCCAGATGCTCGGCCCGAGGGTCGAGATACAGCTCGGGCCATCAGAACCCTTTGCCGGTCGTCACGCGGATCTGGCGCGGAGCGCCCGGCCACAGGCCGGTTTCGGCGGCCTGCTCGAACAGGCCGCGCCTGACCTCGCGGATCGCGAGCTTGAGCTCGTCGACGGTGCGGTACTCGACCGTCTTGTCTTGGAAGGTGACGCGACGCTCACCCTTGGCGAGCGCGGCCTCCAGCGCTAGGAGTTGCGCTTCGGTGTATGCCATTCAGCGGTAAACCATCAGGTTGAATTCGGAGGTGTCGGAGAGCGTCCCGGCGGCGGTCGTGCAGATGACCTCCACAAACGCCTCGGTCTTGGCCTCGGCGCGCACACGGGCGGCGGCGGCCTTCATGGACGACTGGCGCCCGGCGTTGCGGGCAAAGGCCACCCAGCAGTAGTTGTCGTCGGGCATCGGCTCGGCGAAGACCACGCGGTACTTGCCGGTAGCGATGCGCGTGACACCCTGGACGTTGAATGCCGACCGGATCACCGCCTGGTTTCCTTCCGTGCCGAAGCAGACCCAGGCGCGGGCCAGGCCCGGGTGATCCGCCGTGATACGGGCGCGGACCTCCTGGGCAATCGCAGCGGCGAGCTCGGCGATGTTCCCGGTCAGCGACATGGCCGCCGGATCAGGCGCCGGCCAGTGCCGCCTCGAAGGCCGGCACGAAGTCGGTCTCGGGGTCGCCGATGGCGCTGGCGGCGACCGCACCGATGTTCTGGCGGGCCTGGGCCTGCTCGTCGGCGGTCAGCGCCTGCGCGGCGTCGAAGCGCACACGGCGGTCCATGGCGGCCAGCAGCGCGGCGATGCCGCTCTGGTCCTTGAGGATCGCCTCCTGCAGTTCCTTGAGGGTGTCGAAAGCCGCGTCGGCGCCGCCCAGCAGGTCGGCCTTGAGCGCGTCGAGCAGGCCGGTGATCTTGGAGGCCGAGAAGGTGGTCGTGGTGCCCGCCGCGTTGGCGTCATCGATCAGCGCGGCGCTGGCGATCTTGTCGAACTGCGCGCGCAGCTCGTTGATCGCCGAGACCAGACTGGTCTTGTCGGTGGTCGACAGCCGGGCCAGCGTGCCGACCTGGTCGTGGATGGTCTTGAACTCCGACGCCAGACGCAGGACGAGGGATTCGATGCGAGTCTGCAAACTCATGGGGGATGAACTCCGGGTAACAGGATGAGGAGCACCGGGGTGCTCAGGACGACAACCAGCGGCTCTTGATCACGCGCCGGCCCGCTCGGCGGACCCCAGGACGGGGCCCAGAAACGGCGATGCCACCGCGAGCGGTGGCATCTGTGGGGGAACTCAATTCGATTGGAGACGGTATGTCCGGCGGCGGCGCCAGACCCAGTTGCCGCTCCAGTTCGCGCCAGTGGCGCTCCTCGAAGCGGTCGAGACCTGCAGAGCTCGCGGCCGCGCGCGCGTACACGTAGCAGTCGAGCGCCTCGTTGCGCTCGCGCATCTTTTGCCATTCGCGGATCGGGAAACCGTTCCGGTCACGGCGGGTGATCAGTTGCTCGGCGCACAACTGCTGCAGGAACTCCGCATCGATCTTGGGCAGGTGCACAAACCCGGTCGGGAACGCGATGGTCGAGCCATCTTCTGCCACGTCGGCGGCTTTGCGCAGGTTGTTGTAGAACTCCAGCTTGGCGATGCCGACCGCCACCGTGAAGACCTTGATGCCGCGGCGCAATTTCTTGCCGTTGCGCGTGACATCGACCGCCGTCGGCGTGCCGATCAGCGCGGCGCCGCGCGCTGTGCCCTTGACCGCCATCACACGGGCGTCGCCGCAAGCGCGCACGAAGGCGTACGCCTCCTGCGTGGCGAAGCCGGTGTCGAGCGCCAGGCGCGCGAGCGGCATCGTCGCGCCACTGGCGTGCGTCCACTGCGCTTCGACCAGTTCGGCGAGCCGCTTCCACACCGCGTCGCGGGCGGTATCGCCCATCAGCACGCGGTGCTCCACGAGCCACGCTTCCTTGCCGCGCCCGAAGGCCCAGATCGAGACTTCAATACGGTCCTTCTGTACGTCGGCGCCGGCCGACAGCAGTAGGCCACCCACCGGCACGGTGCCGATGGGATAGTCCTCGCGGCGCTCCAGCAGGCGCTGCCAGTCCGGTGCCTCGCCCTCCTCGACCCAGGTCTCGCCCAGTTCGGTGTTGCGGAAGGTCTTGATCGCCGCCGCCGAGCCGGATTCCTTGCTCACCGCGCTCTCCCAGGCCGCAGCGATCTCGCGCCAGCTGCGCCAGCCCACCGGGCTGTACAGCGAGGACAGGTGAAAGCCCGCCGTCCGGCCGCTTGTCTCGGCCATCGCCCGCCATTCGCCCTGCGCCAGCATCCACGCCTTGTGGTGCTCATGGATGGGCTCGTCGCAAGCTTCGCAGACGTAGACGGCTGTCTCCGGCTCACCCTTGGTCCAGCGCAGCTGCTCGAAGCGCAGCCATTGGCGGTGATCGCAGTGCGGGCATGGCACGAAGAAGCGGCGCTGGTCGGAGGCGTCGTATTCGCGTTCGATGCTGCTGGCGCCGGCAATCGTCGGGGTCGATACGATGAAAATCTTGCGACGCGCGAAGGTCCGGGTCCGGGCTTCGGCGAGCGAGATCGCATCGCCTTCGCCCTCGACGTCCAGCGGGTAGCCGTCCACCTCATCGAGGAACAGGTACCGCACCGGCATCGAGCGCAAACCCACCGCACTGTTGGCGCCGGTCATGACCAGCACGCCGCCCCGGAACTCCTTGGCGAGGATGGTGTTGCCCGAGTCGCGCGAGCGCGCCGGCGCGATGCGCTCGGCCAGCACCGCAGACTCCTCGATCAGCGGATCGATCCGCTGCTTGGAGTTGCGCTTGGCCATCTCCACGGTCGGCCAGACGGCCATCATGGGACCCGGCGCGTGGTGGATTACGTAGCCGATCCAGTTCGACCCCATCTCGGTCGCGCCCAGCTGTGCGGCCTTCATGAAGACGACCCGCTCGATGGGCGAGGTCGGCGACAGGCAATCCATGATTGCGCGCAGGTATGGCGTGCGGCTGGTGCGCCAGCGCCCAGGCTCCGCCGATGCCTTGCTCGACAGCATGCGGTGGCGGTCGGACCACTCGGAGACGGTGAGCAGCGGATCCGGCGTCAATCCCTCACGCCAGGCGCGCTCGAGCTCGGCGGCGCCCTCGTAATCCGCGTCGAGCATCAATCCACGCGCGGGCGCAGCTCGCCCAGCTCCTGCAGGTGTTCGCGCACGGCGGACTCCAGCGCGACGTGCGTCGTGTGCGGATCGACGCCCAGGGTCGCGGCCATCTGCGCGGAGACACGTGCCGGCCAGTTCAGCCACGCATCGCGCTCGGCACGCGCGAGCTTGAAGACGTGCGCGATGGCCTGCGAGCGATCCACCAGCTCGCCCTTGAGGCGGGCCAGACGCACCTTGTTGGTCTGCGCCTTGACCACCTCGTTGACCGTGCGGGCCTGCAGCAGCGACGTGCCGCCTGTGGGCGACGATGCCGGGCCGTCCTGGGTCTGGCCGCCATCCTGCGGAACGGCGGCCCTAACGGGCCTGGTGCGCGTGCCGGTGCGCGGCGCTTCGGTATTGCGTGCCCATTCGGCGTCGGCGCGGTCCGTATCAATGGTGCCGTCCACTTCCGGCGTGATGCGTCCGGCAGCGATTGCCTTGCGCACGGCGGCGTCCGACACGCCTCGGTGCCGTGCGTAGGCGCGAATCGAAATTCCCATCTGAATCTTGCTGGTCCTTTTGCAGATAGCGCTTGGCTTCTGTGCAGCACAGCGCGTTCATGTGTCCATCAACACGACACCTCAACCGGAGCACACGATGAGCAAAACCCAAGCCCGAAACAACGTGGTCGAAGAGCTGACCGAAATTAAGGAGCAGATGCTCGAACTGATCGAGAACGCGCGCGGCCTGCTGAAATCCGGTGGATTCGGTAGCGCACTGGATCGCGCCGAGGACTACTGGATTGCGCATCTCACGATGGCGATCTCCGACGACCACGGCTACCTCGGGAGATCGGGATGCACCCTGCAGGACACCATCGAGGAACTCGAGAGCGGCGAAGACGAAGAGAAAGACTGACAACTGGGGGGCGGGACCACCCGCCTCTCCAACGAAAAGCGCTTGGCTTCTTCCCCGCACAGCGCGTTCATCACACCACGTTCAAACCACCTCGAAGGACCAACAGATGACCACGCAACAACTGACCCCGGCACAGCACGCGATCCTCGCCTACGCCATCCAGCACACCGGCGGCAAGATCGAATGGTTCCCCGACAACATCAAGGGCGGCGCGCGCAAGAAGGTTGTCGACGGCCTCGCCAAGCGCGCCCTTATCGCGGCTGCGGGTACCGAATGGCTTGTCTCAGCCCAGGGCTACGGCGCGCTGGGCTTCGACGCACTGCAGCCGGACGAACCCGCCGCCGACGCAGAAGCACAGCGCAAGGACGCACGGAAGGCACCGCGCAAGCGCGAGAACAGCAAACAAGCCCAGGTGATCGCAATGCTGCGTCACCCCGAAGGCGCAACGATCAGCGAGATCTGCAAGGCGACCGGCTGGCAAGCCCACACCGTGCGCGGCGCGTTCGCCGGCACCTTCAAGAAGCGGCTCGGCCTGACCATCGTCTCCGAGAAGTCGGCCGACGGTGAACGCATCTATCGGATCGAAGCGAAGGATGGCGCTCAGGCCGACCAGTCGGCCTGATGTCGCGCGGGACCGACTGCGATGTCAGCGGTCCCGCATGACACCGCAAACAACGCTTGGCTTGTACCCCGAACAGCGCGTTCATACAGGTGTCGCAACGACATCAACCAAGGACACCAACATGGACATCACCACCGCCAACTACAACGCCTTCGTCGTCGAGCTCACCGCCCTCACGCGCAAATACGGCGTCGCGCTCACCGCCATCGGCGGCGTCAGCATCGCCGATGAGCCCGGCGACTTCCGCAACGTCGTCTACGTCGCCGATATCACCAGCGGGGACCTGTACCCCAAAGACCCCGAAATCTGATCTACCTGCTGCATTGCGGTACCGCCCTCCTGGGCGGTTTCCGCGCTGGCGCGAAGCACCATCGCGTTCGCTGCAGGTACCACGCTGCGGGTGCATCCCCTCACCACACAGCATGCGGGGCACTGTGCCCGCACGCTGCGCAATGGGCGGGGTGTTACGCGAGATCCCCCAGGAGCCTGGCCTCGAGCGCACTGGCGACCAGATGACTCTTCAGGTAGGACGGGCCGGAGCGAATGCCGCAGGTCTTGGCGGTTTGCTCGTCCACCGCACGGTTCATCCACTCCTCGGTCACGTGGTCGATGGCCCTCTGCAGCCCCAGTGCGCGAGCATTGAGCACGTCTTCGCCAAACCGCTCCCCGTGCGCACTATCCAAGAAGAATCGCACCACTCGCGGCGCGGCGCCTGTTGCCTTCGAGATCGCCACCATCGCCAGCGGCCAAGCCCCGGCAGCGTACGGCCCCATCGTGCCGTAGAAGCCGGCTGCTCTATTGGTTGTGTTGATCACTTGATACATGCTTTGCATTGCCGCGCTTCGCGGCGCTGTTGTGACGGCACCAGTAACGCGCTGCCCGCCGCACAAGCCAAGCTCTCGATCTGGTCTGCGTTGCGTTTGAGTTCCAGCCTTGGCTTGCGGCTCGAACAGCGCGTTACTGGTGCCATCACAACGACGCCCAAGAAGGAGCACACCATGACCACCACTGACCAGATTCCCGCCACCCGCAACGAGGGCTGGGGCTTCTACGGCACGATGAAGGGGCGCGCCGACGAAGCCTGGCCGCTGGCGATGACAACCGTCTCCAAAGCCACCGGCTCGTCATTTGAGGCCGTGCGCCTCTTTCTCGACAGCGCATTCGGACGACACTTTGCGGATGAGGTCCTGAATGCCCTCCACGCCGGCCAGATGCTTGCCGCCGCCATCGACGCCACGGCGGCCGCGTGGATGCAGCGCAAGACGAACGGTGGGCTCAGCCAGATCTACGGCATCCCGCGTGACCTGCCCCACCTGACGGCCTTTGTGGCCGCCAGCGAAATCGCCGACGAACTTTCGGCGTAAGCCCCCTAACGCAATGCCGCCCGCGCTGCGGGTGGCGTGCGTCTACCGGATCAGCGCCTCGCGGATAGCCTGCTCCCCGGTGTATTCCTCCCAGCGCCTGACGATCACGTCGGCATACCTGGGATCCAGTTCGATCAGGCGCGCAGCGCGCGCCGACTTCTCCGCCGCAATCAGCGTCGTCCCCGAACCGCCGAACGCGTCGAGCACCACGTCGCCCGGCCGGCTCGAATTGCGAATGGCACGCTCGACCAATTCCACCGGCTTCATCGTCGGGTGCAGGTCGTTCCGGGCCGGCTTCTTGATCTGCCAAACGTCCCCCTGGTCGCGGTCGCCGCACCAATGCCGCTGCGCGCCCTCGGCCCAGCCGTACAGGATCGGTTCGTATTGCCTCTGGTAATCCGCACGGCCAAGCGTGAAACGGTCCTTGGCCCAGATGATGAAGGTTGACCAGCGCCCGCCCGCCTCGCGGAATGCCGCCTGCAGCACGTCCAGTTCGCTGGAAGACATCGCCACATAGATACCGCCGCGGCAGTTGGCGATCGTCGGCGTCAGCGCCGCCAGCAGGAAATCGTAGAAGCCCCCGCCCAGGTTGTCGTTCAGGATGGCCCGACTCGTACCGCGCTGCCGGTCCTTGGCCGTATTGGCGTAGTTCACGTTATAGGGTGGATCCAGAAAAGCCATGTCCGCCGGCTCGCCCTGCAACAGCCTGTGGTAGTTCTCCGCGACGGTCGCATCCCCGCACAGCAGCCGGTGCCTGCCCAACACCCAGACGTCGCCCGGACGGGAGATCGGATCCTCGGGCACTTCCGGCAGCGCAGACGCCTCCGCCTGGCCGTCGCCCTCTTCCCCGTCCATCAGATCGGCCAGTGCGTCCGCATCGAAGCCCGTCAACGACAGGTCGAAGTTCGCCGCGTCGAGCGCGGCCAGCTCGGCGCGCAGCACGGCTTCGTCCCAGCCAGCGTTCTCGGCGATGCGGTTGTCCGCGATCACCAGCGCCCGCCGTTGTGTCGGGCTGAGGTGATCCAGCACCACCACCGGCACCACCTGCAGGCCGAGTTTCATGGCAGCAGCAAGGCGTCCGTGCCCCGCGACGATGACCCCGTCGCCGCCGGCCAGAATCGGATTGGTGAACCCGAACTCCACGATGCTGGCCGCGATCTGCGCAATCTGTTCGTCGGAGTGCGTCCGGGCGTTGGCGACGTAGGGGGCGAGCCGCTGGATCGGCCAGTGCTCGATCTTGCCTGCGAGCCAGGAGGCCGTCATTGCACCACCTCCTCGCCCGCCAGGCGCTCGGCCGCAACGGCCGCGAAGGTCTGGCCGGTCGACTGCAGCGTCACCGGCGCCTCGGGGAAGTTCTGCTGGAAGCGCTTGATCGCGACGTCCACGTACTCGGGCGCGATCTCGACGCTGCGGCACAGGCGCCCGGTCCGCTGGGCGGCGAGCATGGTGGTACCGCTGCCACCGAAGGGTTCGAACACAATGTCGCCCGCATCCGAGTACGCCTCGATCACGAACTCCGGCAGCGCGACCGGGAACACCGCTGGGTGGTCGATGTCGCGGCCGATCTTGCCCTTGTGCCGCATCACGCGGATCACCGAATCCGGGATCCGGGTGTCCTGGGTAAGTTTGCCCTCGTGCGTCCAACTCCCGCGAATGCCGTCCCGGCCTCGCATCGAGGTCGACGTGCCGTCCGGACGCAGGTGTTCATCCCGGCCGGCGAACTTGCACGGCACCGTCTTGTTCGGCCGCCGGGCCTCGCGGTTGAAATGGAAGACGAACTCGAACGACGGCCCCAGGCGCCCCATCCAGTCGCCCGGCATGCCCGGCCCCTGGTCCCAGACGTACCAGCCGAAGCGCCGCCAGCCCTGTGTGCGCATCCACGCGATCCAGGCATCCCAGTATGGGACGACCTCGCTGTCGCGGTGGACCAGCCCGAGGTTGACGAGCACCTGGCCGTCGCCCGCCATCGGCACGTTGCCGAAGACGCCGCGCATCAGCACGTCCCAGTTCGCGATACCACCGGTGGTGTAGTTGCGCTGGTTGGCGTAGGGCGGCGAGGTAAAGCACAGCGCGGCTTGCTGGCCCGCCATCAGGGCCGCGATCACCGCGCTGTCGATGGCATCGCCGCAGATCAGGCGGTGCTCGCCCAGGAGCCAGACGTCGCCTGTCCGAGACACCGGCACCGCAGCGGCGTCAGGCACGTCGTCCGCTGCATCCTGTTCCTCATCTCCCTCCCCGCTGCCGTCTTCGGCATCGCCCAGGTTGTCGGCCAGCAGTGCCTCGATCTCGGCGTCGTTGAATCCGGTCAGGGCCAGGTCGTAGCCGGCGTCAGCCAGTTCCGCGAATTCCACCGCCAGCAGTTCCTCGTCCCAGCCCGCATCGAGCGCGATACGGTTGTCGGCGAGGATCAACGCACGCTTCTGCGTCGGCGACAGGTGGGCCAACTCGATCACCGGCACCTCGTCCATGCCGAGCTTGCGCGCGGCAACCAGACGCCCATGGCCCGCGATCACGCCGTTCTCGCCGTCGACCAGGACCGGGTTGGTCCAGCCGTACTCCACGATGCTGGCGGCGATCCTGGCCACCTGCTCGTCGCTGTGGGTCCTCGGGTTCCTTGCGTAAGGAATCAGCGCCGCGACCTTGCGGTACTCGACGTTGAGCATGTTCTGTTTCGGGTTCCCAAAAGAAGACGGCCCGCGCGGGAACGGATCCCGGCGCAGGCCGCGTGCAAATGAAAACGCCCGCCGACGGTCGGGCCGTGGGCGGGCGTGGAATGGGGGTAGTGCGTACCGGACGGGGTGCGAACTGCGAACCGTGCGAACCTCGGTGCGCACCCTGACGGTGGGCAGGTCTTGCGCTTGTCCCTCCCGTATTGCGCTTTGGCCAGGAAGGACCCCTTCGCCCCCTGGGGGGCCTCGCGGCCCCGGCGCTCATGTCGTCACGATAGGCGTAAATGTACCGCTTTTCGGGGAGATGCGACACCCCCCTTTTTGCGTTGGCTTGTCAATCGATAGCACTGGCCCGCAATTCTCCGCAGGCGTTGCCGATATTGCTCAATTTCACTCACGGTCCACGTGCTCGCCTCCATTGAGCCGGTCGACCACCGTCTGCATGGCGCGCTGCCAGCGCCGTTGTGCCGTCTTGACACAGCACGCATAGCGCTTGGCGATGTACCGCCATTCGTCGCCTTGCGCGCGCATCCAGACAAGATGTCGGTGGTCCACTTCCAGCCACTGCACCCACCGCATCGTCTCCAGCATCCGGTCGATGGCCGCGGGACTGGGCGGATAGTAGTGACGCGGCTGGTCGTCAGCAGCCAGGCGTTCCCATTGCTCGCGCACGATGTGCGGCCAGACTCGGAAGTAGCCCTGCACGCGGACGGGCGGAAGCGTGCGCCCTGTACGCGCTGCCTCCTCGAAACGCGCGGCCACCGAATCGGGTGTCCACGCTCCCGATCTACCTGTCATGGCGCTGGCCTCCTCCGTACAGTCGCTCACCGATGCGGCGGATGAATTCGCGTTCGATGAAGTCCAGGCGCTCGTCGGTCTCGTTCACCACGAGGATGCGCTGGTCCCGCCAACCTTGCCGCTTGAACGCTTCGAGATCCGTGACCTCAGGTTGCGTGCGGGCCAGTGCGGAACGATAGGCCGGTGTAGGGATCTTCATGTCCCACCTCCCGTGTCTCGGTCGTCCAGAGATCGCAATGCCCGGCCGGATTTGGTGCCCGGGCCCAGGGCGAGAATGGTCGTTGTCATGGTTGTTGAAGTCCTTGATTCGTGCGGACCGACGGATCTGACGCGGTACATCGAAACTCCCCATGAGGTGTGTGCGCGTACGCGCACGCGTAGGAGTTACGACGTAGTCCGTCCGATCCGTCGGTCGGATGTGTCGACGTGGTGGTCAGTTGTCCGCGTATGGGGTGTAGGCGGGCGTGGCCGGGTGTTTGAGGCCAATGCCACGGAAGCCGCGCAGACCGGCCGTGTTGCGCCATTTCTCGACGCCACGGGTGAGCAGCAAATCGGCAAACCGCTTTTGCGATCCCGTGAACTCGCCAGCGGCTTCGGCCCACTGCTTCCAGTCGTTGAACAACTCGGCGGTCAGCGACTTGGCGTTGGCCTCGCGCACACAGCGTTCGTCCAGCCAGCGACCCAGGGCGTCCTCTGCCTCGAAATACTCCTCCGTCGCGTCCAGCACCTGTTGCGGCGGATCGAGCCGGCCCAGCCGCTGCCAGTCGAGACAGCCCTGAACAGCCCACGCCAGGATGCCGTCGCGTTCTGCCAGCAGCTTCTGCTGCAAGTTCTTGTCACGCCGCTCAGGCGGCACGGTCACCGTGAACGGAATCAAGTGCAAGCGCCGCTTCATTGCCTCGTCGATGTTGCGGATGGCCGGTTTGTGGTTGCCCGCGACGAACAGCTTGAACTGCGGGAAGAACTCGAAGAAGTCCTGACGCATGAAGCGCGCGGAGATCTTGTCGCCACCGGTGAGGTTCTTGACCTTGGATTCCGCCCAGCGCCGTCCCTGCTCCGTCTCGATGGCCGCCACGAAGCGCGCGCCTCGCAGGCCCGCCATGTCGGTCGGATGCCGGTCGGCGCGCGTTTCCATGAACGTGTCCATCGCCGCGTTGACCGCGTAGTCGCCCAGGATCGTGGCCAGCGTGTTGACGAACACCGACTTGCCGTTCGCGCCCGTGCCGTACAGGAAGAACAGCGCATGCTCCTGCGTTGACCCGGTCAGCGCGTAGCCTGCCATCCGTTGCAGGTAGGCCTGCAGCTCGGCGTCGCCCCCCGTGACTTCGGCGAGGAACTGCCACCAGGTCGGGCAATCGCCCCCAGGCGTCGCCGTGGTGATCTTGGTCATCCGGTCAGCCCGGTCGTGCGGACGTTGCCTGCCGGTCTTGAGATCAACCACGCCGCCGGGCGTGTTGAGCAGCCACGGGTCTGCGTCCCACTCGCCGGTGGTGGCCGCGTGCCGGCGATCCGCACGCGCCAGCCGTTCCACGCCGCCGACCGTGCCGGATGTCGCCAGTTTGGCAGCGAGCTTCGGGTTGTCGGCGTTGACGGCAGCGTTGCGGCAGACGTTGCGAATCAGGTCCGTGGCCGCCAGCGTGTCCTCGGTGCGCCAACGGTGGCCGTCCCACACCAGCCAGCGGCCCCACGCGGCGACGTAGCGCCAATCGCGGTGGTAGCGCCGGGTGAAGGCCAGTGCCAGCGCGTCTTCGGTACCCCACACCGACTCGTCGCTGCCGATGACCGGCTCCGGATCGCAGGCGACATCGTGCATCTGCAGGCGCGGACCATGGGCGATGAAGGCGGCGATGTCGAAGCCTTCCGCCACGGCGTCCGCCGCATCCCATCCGTCGGCCGCTTCCTCGGGCGGGTACAGGATGTGGCAGGTCTTCGCGCCCGCCGACAGGATGGCCTGAGCCGCGTTGGCTGCGTACTCCCAGCCCGGCTTGTCGCGGTCAGGCCAGATCAGCACGGCCTTGCCGGCCAGAGGCGACCAGTCGGTTTTCTCAACCGGCGCGTTCGCCCCGTGCATGGCCGTGGTGGCGACAATGCCGGCGTCGATCAGGGCCTGGGCGCATTTCTCGCCCTCGACCAGCACGACCTGCGTGGCGGTCGCCAGGCCCGGCTGGTTGTACAGCGGGCGCGGCTCGGGCGGCGCCATCTTGCGGCGCTTGGCGTCCCACGGCCGGAATTCCTTGCCCCGGCCGGGCGGGTCGTAGCGGTACACCACCCCGATCAGCCTGCCGGCTGCGTCCAGATAGTCCCACTTGGCCGTCTCCGGACCGAGGTCGTCCGTTGGCGGCGCCTTCCGCTTGCGCCGCACCGGCTGCGTGCTGACGAGACCGAGCAGGTCGGCAGCGCGCGCCAGCACCTTCGGGAATTCCGCGTGCACGTCGACACCCAGGGTGCCCGCGATCACTGCGAACACGTCCCCGCCATCACCCGTGGCGCGATCCGTCCACAGGCCGGCCTTCTCGCCGTCGAGCACGATTTCCAGGCTGTCGCCCGGATTGCCCTGGATGTCGCCAATCACGAACTTGTTCCGCCGCTTCTTGCCGGCTGGAAACAGGATGGCCAGCACCGAGTCCAGCCGGTCGAGCAGCAAGCCCCGGATGCGGTCCCGCTCCGCCTCCGCGGATACAGGGCGTGCGACCTCCCGGCCCTGCGGCGGGCTGTCATTGAAGTCGAGCATCGGCGCTCCGTTCTTCCAGTTCGTCAGGGGCCGCCAAGAGATAGCCGGTCTTGACTGCCACCTCGCGAACGAACGCGGAGGTGAGATCGATCAGTCCGGCCACCTGTGCGAGATCGTTGCTGCGCAGGAAGCGCTCTGCGTCGTCCTGCACGGACTGGCTCTCTCCATAACGGGCGTCGGCGATGGCCTGACAGAGCACCGCCACGATCAGGCGTTGCTCGGGCATGAGCCCAGTGGCCGGCGCATGGACGTGGCGCAGCAGCAGCTTTTCGACCGCGCGCATGGTCACCAGCGGGCGCGGCCTCGCGGCCCGCTTGGTGCGGCGCGGATCGATGGTGCTGCGGGTTTTGGGACGGTGATTGAAATTCAGCATCTCGGTTACCACGGAATGTCATCTTCCAAGTCGGCGAACGCATCCGCCGACAGTCCTACGGAACGCTTCTGCCCCACCGAGGTGGCCTGGGCACGGGGCGCGTCGAGCGCCATTGCCTCCGTGTACGCGAACACGATGGCCTCGATCACCCGCAGCGCTTCCTCTTCGGTGTAGTGGGCCAGCGGCTTGTCGAAGCCGATCTCGCCGGCCACCTGCCCGAACGGTCGCAGGCATCGGCGCATCGCAGCACGCTGCTGCGCAGTGGTCTCAGGCATATGCGCCTCCCTTGTGAGTGATTCGGACAACGGCGGCTCGGTCTCGCACCAAGCCCCGTACATGGCGTGGAAGGCGTCCTGGCAGCGGCGCGAGCAGAAAGCCCAGTCGGGCGGATGGCGACGCGGATCGCCCACGCGGAAGCGCAGGTCCGAGTGCCGGTAGCCACGTGCCTGTTGGCGACAAACCCAGCATTGCACGGTCCCTCCTCACTGCGCCCACGCCGGGCGCGTGAAACCGACCGCCTGCCGGGGTTGGGCGGCACGTGCCGGTGCCGACGCGGCAGGCGCGTGTGCGCGGCCGACACCGGCATTGGCGGCGTTCGCCGGCGGCGCGTTGCCGGCCATGAGCGCCGCGTAGTCTTTGTGGTTCGGTTCCACCGCCTGCCGGATGACATTGCGGGCGTCGCCCCGGCTGTCGAGCTCGGTGTCGACACGGCCGATGAATTCCATGCCGTGAAGCTCACCGAAATCGCGGATACGTCGGGAGAGCTGGGCCGGCTCGGTGTTGTCGTCCGGATGCACGCCACGCGCGGAGTTCAGCGCTGCGCGCACGAACGCACGCCCCATGTTGGCCCACTCGTCCCCCTTGGGCGAATGCAGGCCGATCATCGACCACAGCTTGCGCTTGGCGTACGGCCCTTCGAGGACCACGAATTCGGCGGCGAGATACACACTGCCGGTGTGCTCGGATTCGGTGGCCCAGCCACCCGTCCAGCCGCGGGACGGATCATCGAAGCCGCCCTGACGGATCGTCATGCGGATCTTGAGCAGCGTGCCCTTGGGGATCAGGTCAAAGCCGACTTGCCGGCCGGCGTCATTGAAGTCATTCCAAAACGTCATGGTCTAGTTCTCGGGATTCAGGAAAAGTTCGGTTGCGTCGTGGCGCCGGCCAGCGGCACAGGCTTGCGCGGCGCTGCGGTCTTGGCGATCAACTTGCCCAGGTGCGGCTCCTCCAGGGCGTCCAGCCGGCCGGAGCGGTCCTTGGCCGGGTAGCCCCAGACGTTGTCGGTATGGGTGACGAACGCGCGGAACGGCTCCGCGGGCGCGGCAGCCGCCTCCCCGTCCACCGGTGCGTCGGGGCGCAGCAGCGCCAGCGTGATCACCTCATCGATGACACCGGGCAACTCCAGCGCGGTCTTGCTGCCCTCGAGCTGGATCGCGAAGTAACGCCGGTTGTACTCATCGACCTTCTCTTCCAGAATCGCCACGAACACGACGTGCTTGTCGCGCACGTGCTGCAGGTGCGTGAGCGCCGCGATCATCTCGGTACCGAGCAGGCCATAGGCACCCCGCGTGTCCGGCTTGCCGGTGCGCTCGGAGAACGCCTGCGGTTGCGTCCTGGCCCAGGCCAGGCACAGCCGGGACAGCACGGTGATCGAGTCCACGAAGTAGGTGCTGTACTTGTCCAGCTGCTTCGGGTCGCCATAGCGCTTGCACACCGCGTCGAAGTGCGCCTGCGAGTACGGCTGATCGGGGCTGGCCGCCGGATTGGGGCCGGCCAGGAACACGACCAGGTCGCGGAACTCGGGCCAGGAGCGCGGGCGCAGCGTGTCGCCGTACCAGTCCAGCACCGCCAGATCGCCCGCTTCCAGATCGACAAACAGCGTGCTGTCTTCGGGCAGGGTCTTGAGCTGGCTGGTCTTGCCCGCGCCGGGAATGCCGACGAGGACGATCTTGGCGCAGCGGGGCTCGGCCAGACGCTGCTCTGCGCTGATGATGGGCAGCGTCATTGCCATGCCTCCTGGCCGGCGAGCACGACTTGCGGCCGCTCCAGCGTGAAGGTGGACTTGCCGGGGCGCACGGTACGAGCCGCCTCGAACTGCTTGCGCATGACGTCGGACCAATTTTTGTATTTGTTCTCCGACACCTTGTAGGTGATGGTCATGTACTGCTCGGGGATGTCGCCCGAGGCGGCGATATTGCACGCCAGTTGCCTCAGCTTGACCTGGTCCCAAACCACGTTGTTCACCAATTCGCACTTCACGGTCTGGCCGTGGTCGTCAATGCGGACCGTGCCGTGGTCGCGGCCGGTTGCCAGAATGGCTTGGCGAGCCAGGTCGGCATAGCGCAGTTCATTGATCTGATCGGCGAATGCGCGCACCTCCTTGGTGAACGCGTGCAGCTGCTCGACTTGGGCGATGAACTGACGGTACGTGTCCAGCGGCGCCTCGGCGTAGTGCGCCGGGGGAAGGTGCATGGCGTGTTGGAGTGCGACGAGGTTCAT